GCGCTGGGGACGTATCGTATACGGCAGCCAGTGGCTGGAGTCAGAAGGTCTTGCTGTTGGTGACGTAGTGTTCTTCGCTAAGGACGCTGACTACGAGATGGACATCAATGGACGTAAGCTGTGGCGTATGCAAATCCACCACCTGCTATGCGTAAAGGCGTAAAGTTCACCACGGCTCAGGCGGCACGTAACCTCATCGAGGCTATGGAGCAGGCCATCCACAATATGACCGAGGAGCTAAAGAAGCCGGTAGACCCTGAGCTAACCGGCTCTGCTCGCAAGGCGGAGCTATCCGCACTGAAGGATACTGCCCTTGCCTGCAAGGAGCTGATCGTAGAGCGCCAGAAGCTGGAACAGCTGATCGGTGACCTCGAGGAATCTGGTGGTGGCATCGAACAGGAGAAAGACTTTAAGGGAGGATTCGCAGAACGAATGGCTAAGAAGTAATGGCTGGGCTTAAGATGATAGACGGTAAAGAGGTGGTGAACATCTGCCCCAACGGGTCGGATGGTCCTATCATTGAGATTGAGTCTATCCTCATCCAGTTGCCAGAGATACCGGACGACATCCTATTCAAAAGTTTACCACTGGTGAACCAAAAGTGGCAAAGATTTGAATTGCCAAAGGAGCTGTCGCAGATCCAGAGTATGGACGACTGGTACGAGGCACCACGTGAGTTCCAGAGCAAGTGGAACCCATACATCGAGGAGGAGTTCCGCAGAAGGAGAGAGGGGCTGTGGTTTATGAATAAGGGAGAGCCTACGTACATCACAGGCCACCACTATATGTTCCTTCAGTGGAGCAAGATTGACATCGGCTACCCGGGCTACCTAGACTTCCAGAGAAAGCTATTTACACACTTTGCGGCGTGTGAGGCTGATCCTCGGTGCCTTGGCCAGATATACACCAAGTGTCGACGCTCTGGATATACCAATATGAGCGCTGCTACGCTAGTAGACGAGGGATCGCAGGTGACAGAGAAGCTGTTGGGCATTATGAGTAAGACCGGTACGGACGCTCAGGAGGCCGTGTTCGGCTCTAAGATCGTACCAATCTTCCGTAGCTATCCGTTCTTCCTAAAGCCCATCCTTGACGGTACCACCAATCCACGTATGGAGCTTGCCTTCCGAGAACCTGCAAAGCGTATCACCAAGAAGAACAAGACCTCTAGCCGAGGAGAAGCCCTTGACACCATCATCAACTGGAAGAACACCACCAACAACGCATACGACGGAAGCAAGACCCATATGCTGTTTCTTGATGAGGCTGGTAAGTGGCTAAGCCCCAACGACATACGTGAGGTTTGGCGTATCCATCGTACCTGTCTGCTCGTCGGACGTAGGGTCATCGGTAAGGCGATGGTAGGATCTACGGTGAACCCGCTAGACAAGGGAGGTCGTGAGTTCCGAGATCTGTACTACGACTCTGACCCTAACGACCGCAACGAGAACGGACGTACCAAGAGCGGCCTCTACAAGATATTCATCCCTGCCTATGAAGCCCTTGAAGGCTTCTTCGACCAGTACGGTATGCCAATCGTTGAAGACCCAGAGCAGCCGGTGATGACCGAAGACGGCACGTTCACATCTATTGGTGCACGCACGTTCCTGAAGAACGAAAGGAAGGGACAGCAAAACAACAGCTACGAACTCAACGAGATCATCCGTCAGTTCCCATTCACCGAAGACGAGGCGTTCCGCGACTCTACCAAATCTTCGCTGTTTAACATCCAGAAGATATACGAGCAGATCCAGTACAACGAAGAGCTGTACCCTAATCCTGTAATCACTGGTAACTTTCAATGGAAGGATGGCAAGCAGGACACAGAGGTTGTCTTTGCTCCAGATCCAAACGGAAGGTGGAGGGTTGCTTGGCTAGCACCACCAGAGATCCGCAACAAACGAAAGATAGAGAACAACAAGGCTGTAGCCCCAAACTCTGCGTTTGGTGTGATGGGTGTTGACTCCTATGACCTTGACGCCACGGTAGACTACCGGGCATCTAAGGGAGCTTGCCATATCTACAACAAGTTCTCGATGGAGCACCCAGCGAATATGTTCGTTGCCGAGTACGCCAGCCGACCACCGCTCGCTAAGATCTTCTACGAGGACGTTCTTATGGCTGCAGTGTTCTACGGATACCCTGTGCTGATAGAGAACAACAAGTACGGAATCGCAAGATACTTTGAGTCAAGAGGTTACGACGAGTACCTTATGGACCGCCCTGCTCACCTGACCACGGCAGCGATGAAGACATCCTCCAAGACCAAGGGCATACCATCCAACAGCCAAGACGTTATCCAAGCCCACGCTCAGGCTATCGAGGCATACATCCACGACCACGTAGGCATCAACAACGAGACAGGTCAGTTCGGACGTATGTATCTGTCAAGGACCCTTGAGGACTGGATCAACTTTAAGATTGACGACCGAACAAAGTTTGACTTGACTATATCATCAGGGCTTGCACTTCTTGCTGCCCAGAAGCAGGTGAAGCAGCAGAAGAAAACAGACTTTAACGAGAAGGTCTTCTTCCGTAAGGGTAAGGAAATTACACGCTAAGATAACTTGTACCTTTGTGTATAATTTGCGATAAATGGATCAATACTCAGTTAAAAGCGACGGATACGACTCTACGTTCCCAGATCCGCTTGCTTCCCACGACGTTAAGGTAAGCAAAGGATATGGCCTGCAGTACGCAAAGGCTATCTATGGACAGTGGGGCAGCGCCCAGTGGGAGGGCTCACTATACAGCAAGCGCTGGAAGGAGTTTGAGATCTCACGCGACTACGCCAACGGAACGCAGGACACCTCTATCTATAAGCAGATACTTACGTCTCTGGACCCCAACAACGGCGACGGCTCACTGGTGAACCTCGACTGGACACCAGTTCCTATCGTTCCTAAGTTCGTTAAGATCGTAGTAAACAAGATCCTCTCTGCCAACTTCTACCCTAACCTAGAGGCCATTGATCCGCTGAGCCGTAGCGAGAAGGACGTTGAGAAGAACAAGGTAAAGATCTTTATCGAGAACAAGGACGTACTTGCCGAGGCAAAGGCCAGTGGTCTTAAGACTGCTGTTGACCCAGATGCTCTTCCTGATACTGCTGAAGAGGCAGAGATCTTCCTAGAGACCAACATCAAGACGGCTGCTGAGATTGCTGCACAGATCGGAACAAACCTAACGCTAAGCTGGAACGACTTCGACGAGCGCATCTTCCGCCGCAACGTGGAGGACCTCGTTACCTGCGGTATGGCTGTTGTCAAGCGCAGCAACGATCCTAACTACGGCATCGTAGAGGAATATGTAGATCCTGCATATTTCATCCACAGCTTCACCGACGACCCAACCTTTAGCGACATCACCTACGCTGGTCATATGAAGCGTATGAGCATCGCAGAGCTCAAGCGTCTTGCCGGCGACCAGTTCACCGAGGCACAGTACGAGAATATGGCTCGCACGGTGATGAACCGTTTCGGTAACGACCCCAACCGCTTTATGAACTCACAGTACGATGTGGGTATGGAGCGCTACTACTATGGCTACGACGAGTACACCATTGACGTGATGGACTTTGAGTTTGTGAGTGTGGACAACATCATCTTCGAGAAGAAGGAGTCTCGCTTTGGCAACGTAGGATTCTACTACAAGGGCCACAAGTACACGGCACCACAGCAGAGCGTATACGATCGTGAGGCTGTCTATATGCAAAACCAGACGCTGTATGGTGGCAAGTTCATCGTTGGCACCGAGTACATCTTTGACTACGGAGTAAAGAAGAACATCCCGAAGAACGTCCACGACCTTACGCGTACTCGTATGAGCTACAGCGTGGTGGCCACCAACATCCGTCGGATGATCCCCAAGTCAATGGTAAGCTCTGTCATTGGCTTCGCTGACCAGATCCAGATCACCCACCTTAAGCTCCAACAGTCTATCGCTAAGGCTAAGCCGGACGGACTTATTGTAGACATCGAGGGACTGGAGAACGTACAGCTCGGCCGTGGTGGTGAGCTCCAGCCTCTGGACATCCAAGACATCTACGAACAGACGGGTGTGTTCTACTACCGCTCTAAGAACGCTGATGGTAGCTTCCAGAACCCGCCGATTCGTCCGCTTGATAACGCTATTCGCAACATCAACGAGCTGATCACCATCTACAACCACGCACTGCGTATGATCCGTGACGCTACGGGCATCAACGAGGTTATGGACGGCTCTAGCCCCAAGGGCGACCAGCTTGTGGGAGTGCGTCAGCAGCAGCTTGCTGCGGCTAACAATGCGCTGTACGACATCACCAACGCTTCTATGGTTCTCTACCGACGTGTTTGTGAGGACGTTGTTAAGTGTCTGCAGATCCTTCCGCCTAAGTCTATCCTGTACCGTGCGTACGAGACGGCTATCGGGCGTGAGAATATGGCTGTCCTTACCAGCTTCTCTAAGCTTCCGATGTACAACTTCGGTGTACGTGTGGTTACGGATATGAACGAGATCGACCGTATGTACCTTGAGCAGAACATCCAAGCGTCTATCGCTGCTGGTGAGCTGGACATTGAGGACGCTATGGCAATCCGTCAGCTTAAGGACATCGATCAGGCAGAACGCCTTCTTATTGTCCGCCGTAAGAAGCGTATGAAGATGCGTCAGGAGCAGGCCCAGCAGAACTCTCAGTTCCAAGCGCAGGCCAACGCTCAGGTGGCTCAGGTTACCAGCCAATCTAAGATGCAGGAGGAGCAGATGAAGGCTCAGCTCGAGGCCCAGAAGATCCAGCTGGAGGCGCAAGCCAAGGCACAGCTACTGCAGGTGGAGTACCAGCTGAAGATGCAGCTCGCCGAACTGCAGGGTCGCTTTGGTATCGCCGAACAGCAGATTGAGTCTGGCGTACGTCAGAGCGCTGACCAAGAGGCGGAGGACCGCAAGGACCAACGCATTAAAGAACAAGCTGTTGCTCAAAGCAAACTGATTGCTCAGCGCAAGGGGGAGCGTCCCGAACTCAAGAAGGAGGACCTTCAAGGCGAGGAAGACATCGTTGACATCATATTGAATCAATAGCTACCTTTGTAGTGAGTTAAGACTTTCGTTTAACCCTTTACACTTTTTAAGTTGTCATACTCAAACATAACATCGACTCCCAACTTCCAGTTGGCCGCCTTTGGACAGAAGGGCTTTCGTAAGATTACGAGCTCTTTCTCTCCAGTAGCAGGCGAGGAGTACCGCGTAGTGTACGCCCTTCAGGACTCCACCGTTACCCTTACATCAGTAAACGGAGACTCACTCACCAGCGAGACGATCTTGGCTGGTACTGCTGTTTATGGTCTATTCACTAGCGTAGCCTGTGCTTCGGGTTCCGTTTTAGCTTACATCGCCAAGAGATGCTGGGGCTTGGAATGCAGATGTTCAACCGGTTGGGCCAGACGCTCAACACGTACATCGAGGTATTCTGGAACACGAGCCGTCAGATCTGGAGCACCTCTACAGATATTTGGAATTTGTAAAAAATAAGAAATGGGAACTGCACTAACAGGACTAGAGATCAGGGACACGTATGATGCGCTGATCAAGATTGGAGGCAACGGCCCCCTAACCACCAGCGCACAATTTATTGGCGATGGCCTTGGTAATGACAGCGTACTTACGCTTAGCACCACAAGTGTTGGAATTGGTGGTGACACCAGTGGGACTGTTTCTGGTGTTGCTGTAAATGCAAAGTTCTGCGTAAAGAGCGAAGGGTCGGTATCGGGAGCTGGATTCGTCTATGCAAACGACACTACGGCTGCTAATGGGTCTGTAGTATACGCCTGTCGTTCTCGAGGAACAATCGCTTCTCCTACTGCTGTTGTTAGCGGTGACCGTATCGCATCTCTAATTTTTGCTGGTAACGACGGCACTGACCTAGCGCTTGCTGCTCAGATCAACATCGAGGTTGATGGAACTGTTGGTGCTAATGATATGCCGGGCCGCATCAACTTCCTGACCACTCCAGACGGCACTCAGGCTCCTACGGAGAAGATGCGTATTGCAAACGACGGAAAGCTTAAGTTCAACTCATACGGATCGGGTACGATCACTGGAACGCCGGCCTACAACCTTGGTGTTGATGCTAGCGGTAATGTGATTGAGCTTCCGGGCGGAGTAATCGATGGAGCTGGTACGGCTAGTTATGTTCCCAAGTGGACGGATGCCAACACTCTTGGCAACTCACAGATATTTGACAACGGAACTAATGTTGGTATTGGTACTGCTTCACCAACATCACGTCTTCATATTTCGGGTGCTTCTACTATTTTTCAAATAACAGACACAAATAAAAATACGAACAATTCTTTACATATAAGCGCAATTAGTCAAACCGCTTGGGGAATTGGAACTGATACAAGTGGAACTTTCACGGGAACAAAAGTTGCAATTACTGATGCAGGCAACGTAGGCATTGGCACGAGTACGCCTAACCGAACAACTGAAATCGTTGGTGGTAGTGGAGCAACATTAGGCGTGTCTACTTCTGCAAATGGTGCATCACTTTTGTACGGAAGGCTTGCGATGTACTCCACTGCGGGCTCTAATTCATTTAT